ACTCAAGTGTGAAGGGGATGAATTTCTTCTGATCCTCTTCCGAGGCAAAGGCGCGGATGAAGTAGGATCGTAGCTGTAACCCGGTGACAGCGCGGGGCGCAGCCAGCTTCACGATCTCCTCCCCAGGCACCTGCTCAAACAGAGAGGTGGCAATCTCAGGATCCGAGAATGGTCGCTGGCCCATCCTGTAACGAGAGCGATAACAATCGCGTACGTACTGGAAGGCCTGCGAGTCGCCGGCGGTGAGGAACGCGAACGAGATGAGGGCCTGCATCTTGTTCGCCTCAATAATGACATCGTCCTTACCCGTGCGTCGCAGCACGAGATTGGACACCACAGTCTCGAATGGCAAAACGGGAACCACCACGCTGATCTTCACATGGTTGACCGTATATTCCACAGGTACGGGAACAGAGACGAGTCGCATACCCAAGAAGGGTAACGCAACGGTCAGCGAGGGGGGTAGTTTCGAGAATTCACCATCAGAGTCCACGATACCATGCACTCGTTTTCCATCAACCCGTACCAACTGCATGTCGAGTGTGGTAGGTTTAATGGGGAAGCCGATCTTCGCTGCGGCCTCAACGAGTTGCTGTCGAAACTTGGAAGCGTGCTTGGCCGTCGCCGGGGGATGTAGCTGCCTCCACGCGTGGATTAGACGTGCGGAAGCCACCATATCGATCTCGGTGGTACCAGGCAGGCCTGAAAACAGACCCTGCTTCTTAAGAATGACAGCATGCTTGTACGTGAGCACATAATGATGCTTGTGGTAGGCGTTGCTGAAGAGCAAGAAATTGAGCCACTGAGGTTCAATCCTTGCTCCTGCGTCCAGATACGCCTGTAGTGCCTTGCCCGATTCGAGGGATCGAACAGAATGGATCTCGTGCGCCGGCGCAGCGTATGCCGACATCTGCCAAAGCGCGTGTGCGTCGAAGGTGTGCTCCCCAATCTTCATGTCCATGCCAAGCACGTCCGGTGCCATCACAAAGAGGTCACCATTCATGCATTTCACAGCCATGAGCTGATCATCCCCAAAGGAGATGTTGTAGAGGCCAGGCGAGTATGCGTCATCATCGAGCTTCGCATATATCCAATCCACAATCTTCTGAGCACCACCCTTAACCCAAGAGAATCCGACAGCAGAGATGCTATCAGGATCTTCATCAAAGGATCGGATGTGCTTCTTGTAGGATCGGACAACGATCTGCCCGAGAATCCGCAAAGCAGCGCCTTGCACGCCGAACGGACGTACCTTGGTTAGGTACTCATCGCGCTCATAGATGTCGGTTTTCGCACTCAACATCATCACCATATGCTTGAATTCGGGATGCGAAAGGTCATTGTACGCAAGGAGACCAGCAGCACCCTCCTCTTCAAGAATGTTGAGGAAGGTCTGAGCCTGCGCTGCCGCATCAGCGGCGACGCATGCTTCCATCATCGTTACGCCCGACTTGAAATACGGTGCCCCTGGATGTGCATCAGGGTTGATCTCAGGCATGAGACCCATAACGGTGGCGTCCTCACCCAAGAGCGAGGGCTCGCCAGAGAATGGCAACATGCTGAGGATGGCACGCATCTCATCCTCCGTGACAGGAGGTGCGGTCTTATCCAATGGTGGAATCTGGGCTCGCAAGCGAGCAACGAGACCCACGATACTTCCCGAGCCATAGTACTGATTCGAAACGAGCTGCTGGAGATATTGCTTGCGCTCAGGGGGAATCTGTTCCGCCTGGTGTAGCAAGGTCCACTGAAGACCGTCATATCTTGCCGTAGTAAAAGTGAGCAAGGGATTAACGACCGTCGGTGCCGAATATCCAGCAGGTAGGTACTTCGCAGGGATGGTGGAGGAGTTGATTGGCGGAGCAGCGTAGAACCCAGGAATCTGCAACAAGCGAGAGCGCACCACCTCAAAGGTCAATAGATCCTTGTCGATGGCGGGAGGCTTGAACGCATCATACTTGGGCGCTCCATGGTTCTTCGAGGAGTCAGATGACTTGTTCTGAGCTTTCTCGATAAGGGTGGTGAGAGAAACAGCCTTAGATCCGGACATGTAGAGACTCATAATGGCGCTAGATGAACTGGTCTTGGTGTTTTCCCGCGAGGGTAAAATAGGAAAGGTAGTAAAATCGGCTCACGTTCTCCCCTCGAAAGAGGACGTGAGCCGAGGGTCCGACGGCGGATAGCTGTTTGGTACGTGGCAGCTG